AATGATTGGGAGGCAGTCAATGAAAAACTTCAACACATGGATTCTTAATTTAACTGTAGCAATCATCGACTTTTTATATCAAGGTAGGGACTATCAGAGGTTTTGGGTTCTTGAAGAAATTGCAAGAGCCCCTTACTTTGCTTTCTTGAGTGTACTACACTTGAGAGAATCACTAGGTCTACGTGGTCCAGAACACATCTATCTGATGGAGGAACATTTTGCTCAAACTCTTAACGAAACAGAACATCTGGAATACAT